TACCAGTAGCATTAAGAGGTAAAGTTCCTATTCTTGTCAAAGGTAAAGTTAAAAAAGGTAACTTGATTGTAACAAGTGATGAACCAGGTGTTGGTGAAGCATACGATGGTATTTGTAATTCTATATTTGTAATTGGTAAAAGTTTAGAAAACGACGATACTGAAAATCTATCTAGATTAATTTATTGTGTAATTTAATCATACTTGAATTTTTTTGTTCCATATTTTATTTGATGATCTAAAAATACAGCACTCCATTTTTTCATATCTTTAATCATTTCTTGTGTATGATAATATGTCATTGGCAATGAAAAAAAGTCAAATGCTTTTTTAGTTTCCATAAATCTTTTTTCCAAACTTTGTAAAGACCTTATGTCTGCTTTTATGTCTTGAATTAAAAGTTCAATAAATTTTCTATCTTTAATTTTGTCAATTACAAAAACATGATCAGGATTATCTTTATCAAATACTATGTCAATTTCTTGTATTTCAAAATATAATGCTCTAACAGGATTTATATTTTTATGATAACTTTTCAAAACAGAAGGAAAAATATATTTTCTATCACAAGTTTTTAAGTTGTTTGTTACAGTATAATAAACATCTTCTAAATCATATCTTAATTGCAAGTCAAGTTCTGCAGAGTTTTTAATATATTTCTGAAAAGCAGATACAACAAGTTTGTAATATTTTCTAACTTCATTCCTTGGTAAATTTGAAAAGAAGTCATAAAACTTCTGTTTTGAAATTCCATTTTTATCTAAATATGATGCAAGAGCTTTGTCAACAGTTTTCTTTTTTTCAAACGTTTGAAAAGCTTCAATCAATTTTATTTGGTGTATATGATATACCTTTCCCATAACTGTATTTAATTTTGGTCAAGGATCTTATAAAACTTCTTAATATTTTTTTCGTTTCCTAGAGTAAGTTTAGCACCATTATGCAGTGGCTTTGGATAATGACCAATTTTGACCCAAGCATAACCATTGCTTTCATCATTTAGTGTAGGGATAAATTCTTTTGGTGTAACAATAACGTATGTATAATATTTAAATCCGTTATCTTTTGATTGATATGTATCTAAAGGATTTAGTTTTTCCATAGGCGGAACAAAACCCATTTCTTCTTTTAATTCTCTTCTTAAAGCGTCTAAAGGAAGTTCATTTTTTTCAATTTTTCCACCCCAGAAACTCCATGTATTAGGATATGAAACTTCTTCACTTCTTAAATTAAGTAAGATTCTTCTTGTGTCTTTTGCAATAAAAGTTGTTCCAACTGCGGTGTACATTTTTTTTCCTTTTCTTTATTGTACAACATTTTCTATTACGGTGCAAGTTCTAATTTCCAGTAACCGTTATTATATTGTCCTCTATAACTGTCTATCCATTGAGAACCAGTCCATTTATATTGTATACCAGTATTTGTATTTGTAACATAATGAGCACTTGTATTTTCAGATGCATCAAAGACTTTACTCCATGCACCGTTACTGTAAGCAATGATATCATTTTCAGCACATGTAAAGCCTCCAAAAGCAGAATGTCCAGCTGGTATAGGATTTACAACTAGATATCTTTGACCATTCATTGCTAAAGGTAAATTATTTCCTGGATAGTTAACTTCTGGATCAATAATTTTATCTATAGCAGTTTGTGTATTTGATGGTAGTGTACTAGTATCTAATGTGAATACAAGTTTATTATTGTCAGTTGGATGGAATGCTATTGTGCCGTAAATTAAATCACTAGTTGAGTCTAAGTTACTAGAATGATTTAATATTAATCTTGAAATACCATCTTGAAGCTGACCGTAAACATCTAAAAATTCTTTCCAGCTTTCTTTTTCGTTGGCTCCATAAGCACCTAATAATGATACTTCATTACCGCTAATTGAAATTTGTGCATTCTCTGGAGTAACAACTTGCGTTGATATTTGTCCCGGAAACTGTTCAAAGAAATCAATAAATCTTGGATCATAATCTAAATCATCTATTGATTCTGTGTTATTAACTCTTGCAACAATCTGTTTGATAATTGATTGTTTTTTAACTTTAGCCGGAGGATTAATCCAAATTGGTAAACTAAATGTTAAAGTTGACACATCAAGTTGTGTGTCAGTTCCTTGAGGCACAGCTCTTGAACTCCAATTTATGTCAATTAATTCTACGTTTGTAATATTAGTCCAGTCTAGTGGATTATCGTTTGATTGTAATTCTACAGCAGGATTAAACAATGTAAGTATTTGTTCTAATAATTGCATTTTTTGATCTGTGTTTGAACACCAAATGTCAATAGCCATATTTAAATTATACGGTACAGGCATAAATCTTTCAACGGTATATGTATTACCAATTTCATGTAGATAAGATGTACTAGCAGTATCATATTTTCTTTCTTGTACTTGCACTTTATCAACTAATCTTGGGTCTTGCAATCTATCTCTAGCAAGTTGTAAGTTTGCAATATAAACTGACATAAAAGGAGCAGAGCTCATTACGTTTTCAGAATTGTGCCTTTGTAAGTGTGCTACCATTCTTGACATATCAGCATATCTTACAGGAACTCTTATAAAACTTTCGCTATCAGAATTATCTTTTTTACCAACTTTAATTGAAAAGTTATCAAAGATTCTAATAAATTGTAAAATGTATCTTCTTATTTGTTGATCGTACCAGTAGTCCATTTTAATCCGCCTTAGGTGGTATCACCTTACTTAAATTTTGTTTTTCTTTTCCATCACCAGTTACTGTTGATGAAGTTGTATTATTAATAAATCCGTCAAGTCCTTTATTGCTTGAAGTATATAGTCCTCTTAAATTATCTGCAATTTTAATAAATCTTGTACCTTGTTTTCTAAATAATCTACTTGGATTATAATCTGTTCTCAATACATATTGACCTTCTTGTATAGAGCTAGGAAAACTGTTTCCGGTATGAGAAATAGTAATAGTTTTTCCTGGTGTTCCGTCTTGTGCTCTTGGATTAATTTTATGTAAATCATCACCTGATACGTATAAATGACCTACATCAAGACCTTTAGTTGGTACATGTCTTTGCCCTTCATTTATAACTGCATCGTTAATATCGATATCTGATTGATATGTTGAAATAATATTTTTTAAGTCATCAGCATTTTCACCACTACCAAGAATATCTCTAAACTCTTGTGTATCTTGCATAGCAGTGGCTTTACATCTCCAAATATGTGGCCACCAACCTGGATCATAACCTTCTTGTCCTCTTGCAGTGTCTTCAACAACATAAAATTTATTAATTGCTAAATTTTCTGATGGAGTAAAAGATGAAACAGTTTGTGTTGCTGTGCTTGTCTCTCCGGTAATAGTTTCATTTGCACTAAACAAACCATCTGTAGTAATTCTTATAGTTTTAGCATTATGATTATAATCAATAACAGTTCCGGTAGTTCCTGAAGTTCCACCAGTGATAGTTTCGCCTTTTCTAAATTTTTTTGTAGGCTTACTAGTTAATGTTATCATAGCCGCCTCTAATCTTATATCATCTCTTAAATGAGGCAATTCAAAAACATCACCTGGCATGATTTTTCTACCAAGTTTTTCAACCATATCATTTAAATGAAAAGTAATATAAATTATATCACTAGTTTGAAATAAACCAAATTGTGTTAAATCAAAATCTTGATCACTTAAAGAATAGCTACCTCTTAGGTCATAGATATCCGAGTCGTATTTTCTATCACGATTTTCTAAAAATAGTAAGTCTTGTATATTAGCAGGACCAACTGTACTGTTTTTTGGCTGATCATGTGATATACTGTTTGTATTCACGTGAGGACCAAGGTATTTGTGTACAAATACCCCCGTACCACCTGCAAATAGGTGTTCTTTTACTACACGATCAACTAATTTGTAATCGTTACCTTTATCTGGTTTCCATAAGCTAATTCTTGGCATATCTAATCCTTATAAAAGTATTTATTGTATTTGTCTCTTTATATAAATAGTATTAACATGGCTACAAAGAAAACAAACAGACAAGAACTTATAACCGATATTCGTAACATTTTAGGTGACGGTATGGTTGATGTTGAGCTTGATCCAAAGCACTATGAACAGGGCATAGATCTTGCTGTAGACAAATATAGGCAAAAAAGCTCAAATTCTACAGAAGAAGCATACATTTATTTAGAACTACAACCAGATGTTCAAGAGTACACACTGGCATCAGAAGTAATTGAAGTAAAAGAAATATTCAGAAGATCAGTTGCTGGTTCATCAAATTCAGTAGATCTTGATCCTTTTGAATTAGCATACACTAATCTTTATTTTTTACAAGGTGGAAGAATTGGTGGTTTGTTAACATGGGACGCTTTTGCTCAATATCAGGAAACAGTTAGAAGATTATTTGGTGGTTATTTAAACTTCAAATATGTAACAGAAAAACATAAATTAATATTAATGAGAAGACCAAGAACAAAAGAAAATGTTCTGTTACAAGTCTTTATGGAAAAGCCAGCTGAAACTCTAATTTCTCAAAGATACAGTAGACCTTGGATAAGAGATTATGCACTTGCACAGTGTAAAATGATGTTAGGACAGGCTTATAGTAAGTATAGTACGTTACCAGGTGCTCAAGGTGGCGTATCATTAAATGGTGCCGATTTAAAAAATGAAGGACAAGCGGCTGTTGAAAAACTTGAGAGAGAAATTGAAACTTACGGCACCGGTGAAGATCCATTAACTTTTGTAATTGGATAAAAATTCAAAAAAATAATTGACAAAGTAGTAATAGGTTGTTAATATAAACTTATGATCGTAGGAATAGTTGGTTTTATTGGCGCTGGTAAAGATACAGTTGCCGAAGTATTTAATGAAAGCGGATATAAGCACGAATCTTTTGCTGACCCATTAAAAGATGCAGTTGCAAATGTATTTGGTTGGCCTAGAGCAATGCTTGAAGGTGACAGTGACCAAAGTCGAGCTTTTAGAGAATCAATTGATCCATGGTGGAGTAGTAAACTTGGTCTCAGAAAGTTTACTCCTAGACTTGCATTACAGTTAGTAGGCACAGAAGTTTTTAGAGATAGCTTTAATCCTAACATTTGGCTTTACAGCATGGAAAATAGATATGTTGCAGGAGGCATGAAACCTACAGTTATTAGCGACTGTCGTTTTAAAAATGAAGTTGGTCTTATAAAAGCACTTGGCGGATATGTTGTAAAAGTTCAAAGAGGAGAAGATCCGCATTGGTATCAAATGGCATTAGATGCCGCGGCTGGTGATCAATTTAGTCAACACAGTTTAAGTGATATGGGAATTCATCAAAGCGAATGGGATTGGGTCAATCAAAAAATTGACTATGTGATTCGCAACGATTCTTCAATTGAAGATCTTCGTTTACAAACTCAGCAAGTTATAAAACAAATAAAATCTAACAAAATTGGTTGACAGACTAATAAACCTGTCGTAATATAATAAGCATAGTAAGAGCACTTCCACAGCTAGAAGGAACAGTAAAATGTCGGAACAATTCATTAGTGAATTTTTTGGCCTTGTAAAAAAATCAAAACCTAAACATGTTGAAGTATGTATTAATAAAAAACAAAAAGATGGTCGTATTGATCAACTTGGCTTTTATAATACAACTTCTAAAGAATACGTAATTTATGAAGTCAAAAACTTAACTCGTTCAAGTATGAAGGAGTTTCGAAACTTTCTTAAGGTAGGTGATAAAAATGAAACCTGATATAGAATACCTTGGATTTCAATATTTTTGCGAATATGATGATGACCCTGATGATCGTACTAGGAAATTTTGGCATATAGTAAAAGATCCTAATGGGAAAGAAGTAACTACTGCATGGGGTCCTTATCATCATGTTACATATGATGAGTTCAAGCAATTTGTAATTGATCATATTGTAACAGTACAACCAGATATTACTTCTGAAATAGATAAGTTCTATATGCAGATAGAAAAAGATCGTGGAAACGTAAGATCATAAAAACTCACAACAACAAATTATGACTGCCCCTGTGGTGGAATAGGTAGACACAACAGACTTAAAATCTGTCGACCAGTAGGTCTTGCGAGTTCGAGTCTCGCTGGGGGCACCATAATCTTTTAAAAGGAGTTAATGATGAATTGGATTAATGTAAATGAAAAATTACCTGCGGTAGGAGAAAAGTGTTGGTATTTTTTTGATGTAGTTGGAAGACATAGAGGCTGGTATGGAGGTCTTTATCAAGACGACTATGGTAAAGTATGGGATGGTATGCATATTTTTTACTGCGACTACGGATTTCTAACTGGTGATGTTACTCATTGGCATCCGGATCAGGAAGAAGTTCCTCCTGGTCCTTTTATGTCTTGACACTATGTCAAACTATGTGTTATTAAATATACTCTATGCGTGATATTTTTATAATGGTGTGTTTGTTAATGACAAGTTGTACATATCAAGTTGATAACTGTCATATTACTCCTTCAGTTAAAGCTGAAGATGTTGATATAACAAAGCCATTAGAAGATCAAGTACAGCCTGAAGCTAACATGACTTGCTCATATTAATCAGGCTGTAAATCTCCTTGAGTCCAACCTACTTCTTGAATACTTTTGATACGACTACAATTTGCACATATTGTTTTTAAATTATCCCAACTTGAATTCTTTAAATTACCGTCAATATGATAAACATCCATTTGTGCAGGGTGTTTAGATTTGAATCCACACTTTTCACAAATACTTTTTTTTCTATACCCACTTTTAATCCATGAATAGTTATATCTTGTTTTTTGACCTGCATCTGTTTTTATGCATTGATCACATTTTTTACGATAATAAACCTTCTTTTTTCTTTTATAATTAAAAGCCGCAGGTCTAATTTTACAAGAACTGCATAATGGTCTAATATGTTTGTCTTCGCTTTTCATAGTCATACTGTAGTTATTTAATACCTTTAAAGGGGCATCAGTTAGCCCATTTTTTATCAAGAAGAGCTAAATATCAATATAGATTAATAGATAAACATATTATATTGTTTATGTACAGTAGGGAGAAATAAAACATGCCAACTTTAGTATCACCAGGTGTATCAGTTTCAGTAATTGACGAATCAATGTATGCATCAGCTGGTCAAGGTACAGTACCTTTAGTAGTTGTTGCTACTGCACAGGATAAAACCGATCCAAGCACAGGCAATACTGCTGTTGGAACAACTTCAGCTAATACAGGAAAACCATTTTTGGTTACTTCTCAAAGAGAACTGGTTACAACCTTTGGCGAACCATCATTTAAATCACTACAAGGCACGATGCTACAAGGTGATGAAAGAAATGAGTATGGTTTGCTATCAACTTATTCGTATTTAGGAATCTCTAACAGAGCTTATGTCATAAGAGCAGACGTAGACTTAGACGAGTTAGAAGGTTCTTCAAATGCACCAAAATTACGTCCAGCCAATGGAACATATTGGTTAGACACAACTAATACAGACTGGGGTCTGTTTACAGCAAATACAACATCATCTGCATGGGACAAGTTAACACCAACAGTGCTTCTTGACAAACCAGGAACAGCAGGTGGTAAAGTTGCTTCAAATGGTGACCCAGTTTCAAGTTACGGTCAAGATTTAGATTATGCCTTGGTTGCATCAACTTCACCAGCTAGACTTTATCAAAAAGTTTCTGGTACATGGGAAGTTGTAGGTGCTCCATCATGGAAAACTGCAACAAGTGCCAATGTTTACATTCAGCCAGGTACAGGTACTCCACCAACAGTGGCAGTATCAGGTAGTTACAAAGATGTTTGGTTAAAATCAACATCAGGCGGACAAGGTGCAAACATTGTGTTTAAATCATACAGCACAGGCACAGCTTCATGGACTTCAAAATCTGCTAACGTTTATTCAAGAGACGATGCGGCAACAGCC